GTTAATGTAACATCAGTAGAACCCGCTACTGATTTTGATACGTAACCTTGAGCAAAAGCGTCAAGGACTTCTAAATTTGTATTTGTATTTGTTCCCCAGGTTGACGCATTAGCGCCTGTTTCCATGAGCTCTAGTTTTAAACTATCTGAATATGTTGATGCCATTTTTTAAACCTCTCTAAAATCTACTAAACTTTCCAATGCTTTACAATCTATTTATTTCAAGTTTTACCATTGTCAAGCCGCTATCGTAGCAGTATCTACCCCTGTCCAAGTATTGTTTGCATTGGTATTTACATTCGCCCATGGAGTTGAATATATATTAGCTAAGGATAAGGTCATAGTCAATGAAGTTGGGAAAACTAAAGCATCACCTGTAGGAGATATAGAAGCCTCACTAAAGGTCATTCCTATTCCTGTTGCAGAGACAACAATTCCTGTTCCTTCAATAACAGTGACATTATCTAAAGTAGTAGTTAACGTAACAGCGGTTGGTTCAATAACGGAAATAATCTCTATATCTACGGACCCTAGACTTGTATTGATTACAACAGGATTTGGGTCAACAATACTTTGAGCTTCCGCTAGAACAGTACCTAGCTGGAAATCCATTTGATCTGTTGGTGCAATGACAGCTACACTTCCTTCAGCAGAAACAGTCGCTCCTGATAAAGCAACGCCTATACTTAAAGAATCAGGTTCTATAATTTGATCTGTTTCAAGAGTAACAGAATCTAAAGTTGAATTAATTGGAAGTCCTGTTGCAGAAACAATAACTCCTGTTCCTACGGAAACAGATACGTCTGCTAAAGAGGAAACCATTTGAACGCCTGTGACGTTCGCAAAAATTTCTATATTCTCGCCCCATTGAAAAGAACCCCAGGTGGATCTTCCCCAACCAGCGTCCACTGATCCCGAACTAGCTTCTTCCCCTTCGGTAAAAGTCATAGACAAGCTTGTTACTTCAATGCCGTGACCTTCTTCAACAGTTGGTGTGCCTAAAAATGTGTTTGATTGAACGCCTGTAAGCGGAAAAATATTTACACCCTCAGCGATATAGTCTCCTATAGCTAAAGATAAAGTAACGGGTGTGCAGACTATTACAACGTCAGAAATCTGACTTAGTGCTCCAGTACTCGTGCTGAATTCGACACCTGTAGCATTGACGGGCGCTTCTTCACCGAAAGAACCTGAGCCCCAGGTTTCTCTACTCCAACCTTGTAAATCTGCCATGGAGACCTCCTAGACTAGGATAGTCTCAATATAGCACTTGATGCATCGTTTGTTGGAAATGCAATTGTAAATGTTCCATTAGTAGAAGTTTTAACTCCGCCAAAATCTAAAACTGCTACAGCTGCATTTGTGTTACTTGAGCTTGTATTATAAATTAAAGCTGCTTGTGCTGAAATAGTTGCAGAAGTAAAACTTAAATTTGCAAAATCAACAAAAGCTGTTGAAGCTGTCGCATTAGTTTTTGTTAAGCCTACAGTTGCACTTGCTAAAGTACCACCGCCAGCTGCGTATGTTCCTGAGTTTCCAACTTCGTTGGTCGCTGAATATGCTGTTGTGTTTGCGTCTAAAGTTGCAGAGGCTGTATAGAGTGCAAGGTTAATAGTATTATCAACTATATCATGCTCCCCTAAAAGGACCTGTTCTTTAAATGTAGCACAAACTGCTTGGTTAATTGCCATGTTTAATTCCCTCCATTTGGGTTTGCCGATTTTAACGGAATTCGTAAAACTCCATCCGTGTACTCATCTCTGCGTTTTAGTCCCATCTGCTCATTAGCGTAAGCCGTTACAGCAATTTGAAACTTCTGATCGTATATTTGCATATCTGTAGGATTTTTCAAGTAGGAATATGCTTCAGCTACACATTTAAATAATAAAACTTCAGGAGCTGTATTAGACACAAAAGTTGTAGTGCTTGTCGTTCCTGAACCATTTCCTAATCTTTCTGGAGTCTCATCATACCACATTTCAATTGTATAGATTCCATCAGGTGTAGGAGCTAACATAAGATGTGTTGCATCCCATGTGGCCCAGTAAGAAGGTATTCCTGTAAAATCTGCATCTGTTGTTGAACGTTGAACGGAGTATTCGTCCATGAAGGTAGCATCCCTCTGTTCTAACCATGTTATATTATTATTGGCATCTATAAATTGTAATCCTCTTACATATCTCAAACCACCTTCAGGACCTGATATATCTAAAAAAGCATTATTAGCTGCGGTGGTCGTAGTAGCATATCTTCTTTGAGAATCACTAGATAGCATGCGAGATATTTCATTCTCAGCATTTACAAGAAAAACATTAAGAATTGTGTTAGATAAAACATTGCTATCTACTTCTGTGTAACTTCTTACAGTATCTAATAGTTCAGAATAATTCATGATATCACCACTGTTACTGTACCAATCCGTGAGCTAATAGTCAATTTTTGTTGAGGAGTTTGCGGGAACATATTAGATGAATTTGTAGGATCAGAACCATCTTCAGGAGAAGTCCCCTGTACGGTTGTTAGAAAAGCAGACATCCCCGGATCTCCAACATAAACAGTTAAAGGCATAGGTTGTCCAAAAGTAGAAGTGTTAGCTTCGTTAGGACCAACGGGTAATTGTGCTTCTAATATTTTATTTGATTCAGGTCTTGGATTCCAAAGTGCTTGAGGATCAGCTGCATGATAAGGAGGATTTAGTTGAGGTTCTTTTGGGGACCAACATTCAGTACAAGCAAAAATACCATTCCATTGTACTCGTAAATTCTTATATGGATATTGCATTCCACATATATCACATATTGCTAAGGCATATGTTCCTGATGCAAAAGTCATTTAACCTCCAAAAGGATAGTTATTCATAGGAGTAAGATTTATGGATGTTGATTGACTATCCTCAATCAACGCTCTGTTTAACTCCTGTTCATATCTTCTTTCTAATATATCGGCTCTTTCAGGAGCTATCTCCTGTGCCATATAGTAAGCTAGTCCTGAAACAGTGGCTGGTAAAAATCTATAAGGAGCGTCGGGTGTATTTGTATATTGACCTACGTCTTCGATACGAGCTACATAGAAATAATTTATTTGATCATCCGTTGTATTAGGAGTTAAATATAAATTAATCTCTACATTAGATAAGTTTCTTCTTACATAATACTGACTAGGTGTACCTGTTTCTAATTTATTTGGAATGGCTTCATATTGCGATCTAGAAATTTGAGTCATGGTTGTATCAGATTGGGATGTGGTATTAGCTGTACTTCCTTTTCTAAAAACAGCTTCTAAAATATCATATCCATCAGTAGGTATTGTGTAAGTGGTAGTGTTAGAAACTAAATTGGTAGTAGCATTTTTAACTCTCCAAAGATGAATGCCTCGGTTACTCCACTCGGAAAATAATAAGTTTAAATTATCACGAGCAGAGGTTAAATCATAACCTGTACGAAGTGATCGACCACATCGTGCGAAAGCACGATTGATGATCTTATCAAACGTCATATTAAAAGTGTGAGTACCCGAGGTAGTCATTATTTTTTACGTTTTCTTTTCAACATCTCAGTAGCTCTAGTGAGGTCATCAAGACTTATGCTACCACCAGGTTTTATTTTCTTAGCCAGGTTATAAACTTTCTCTAACATTTGGTCTTTAGACATTCCACTTAACTTACTTCTTCTTTGGGTCGATGTGTTAGTAGCTCTTGTGATATCATCAACATTTAGTCTACCTTTAGGTTTTCTTTTTCTAGCTAGTTCAAAAATAATTCTATTTTTTTCAGCTGTAAGATTTCTTTTACCTTTTGAAGTTCTTGCTCTTTCTGCATCAACGCGACCTAGTTCTTCGAGATCGTTCATACGTCGAGTATTTTTTTGCATTGGGGATCCTACTAATGGTAAACCCATAGCCATTCTTTTACGTTCAGATATTAAACCTCCGCCTCTTCTCATTGCCACAGGGGTCATAGTTCCGCCGCCTCTTTTTTTAACGACTTGTTTCTTCATAGGTCCGCCGCCCATTCTCCTGACGACTTGTTTCTTTTTCATCATAATACTACTCCTTTTTAAATATTTTTTTATACAAATTCTGCCTGGTTAATACCACATCATCATAATACTCCTTTGGCCACTTGTCATAATAACCTATCTTATGTAGTTTGCAACTTGCTTCATAGAGTTGCTTGAATTTTTGAACAAGCATCATGGAATATTCTAAGCCACTGTGCTCAACTTTTGTATCAGTAGGATCAACTAAAAAAGCTTGATCTTCTGTAGTCGCTGGGTTTGAAGGGTGAAATCCCATAAAGTAAACATCTTTTTTGTTGTAGAATTTATTGTAAAAATCTATTTTATCTTGAAATTGTTCAGGGGTAAATTGATCATAAAAAGGATCACAAAAGATAATAATATCGTGTTGTTTTTTATTCCAGGATTTAAGGGTATCGGTCAAATGTTTTTCATATTTAGTTTTATCCATACGAACTTCAATTCGTACCTTACCCGCCTTTCGCCATTTAGCAGCGAAAGGACAGGCTGGAAAACCTAAATGTTTATTCATAGGTTCTAGAACTTGTTTAGACCATTGAATGACATCTTCTTTTATCTTTTCGGCTTGTTTTTTTCTTGACACTAAGATTTCTTTTTTTTAGTAGTCTTAGCTGCTTTTTTAAAGTTGTTATCTGTTGGAGCTCCTGGGCTTCCTGGTTTTCTCATTTTTTCATTACTACCCGCTTTAATTCTTTTGCGTTTTGCATGAATGTTTGCGTATAATCCAGGTTGGGTCATTTAAAAGGCCACCAGTC